ATGTCGCACCACAACCATGAGCACGATTCACCGCATGCACACGAGCACACCCATGGCGACCTGACGCACACCCACCCGCACGACGCTCATGAGCACGAGCACGTCGAGCATGAGCATGAGCACACCCACGACGACGGGACCGTGCACAGCCATCCGCACGCTCACCAGGTGGGCTTGGAGCATGCCGGCCACACGCATTCGCACTGAGCACTAACTTTGGTGGGCGCGGACGGTATCGAACCGCCGACCGCTGGTGTGTAAAACCGTTTCAGGGTGCTGGTAGATACCCCGTGGCGGTATGTGAACTGCGGAATAGCTTCACTGTAGTTCACGGTAGTTATCTGTGACTGTGGGCAGATTGTGGGCACGGCGGGGGCACGAACGCCGGTTACAGACGTCGGGTGGTGCAGCTGGCGGGTCGGGTGCAGGAACACGCTCGGGGGAAAGGTACCCGTCATGGAGTGCCCTTGCCGGGGTCATGGCTCTCCGGTTGACACCCGGCCCGCCTGGTCTACGAGGCGGTTCCCGGTTCCCGCAATAGGTGTTGGGAACCGGGAACCGCCCGGTCTAGCGCGCCCGCACCCGATACCGGTTGAGGACGAACTGCTCGGCCAGCGACCAGCCGGTGAAGCCGCCGCGGATGCTGCGGCTGAACACTCCGGCAGTCTCGTCCACGGCGATCTGGGCACCGTTGGCAGCGAGCCGAGCGGCCGCGGTGGTGATCACCGCAGCCAGCTCGTCGTTCGGCTCACCGTTGCTGAAGCCGTTGCCGCGGGTGTAGGCCCGGACCATGACCGTGATGACGCTGACGATCTGCTCAAGATCGCCGGCCGCCAGCGCGGTCACGTCGGCCGCGTCGACCTCGGCCACTATCAGGCCTCGGTCAGCAGCGTGACGGCCTTGTCCTGCAGCAGGCCCACGTCCCAGCGGCTGACCACGCGGATGCCGATGGAGTCGTAGTCACCCCAGGTCTGGTCGAGGATTTTGACCTCGGCGTTCACGTCGCGGGCAACGACCACCTTGGAGAAGTCGACCAGCCCGACACGGGCCTTGCCGGGTGCGGTACCGCTGTTGGGGATGCGGTCGGTGACGATCACCGGCAGGCCAAGCAGCCGCAGGTCGGTGCCGTTCTGGATCGTGTTGGGGTCGATCACGTACCGCTTGTCGGTGGTGCCGACCTTGATCTTGCGGATCGCGGCGAAGCTGGCCGGGGTCATCACCCAATGCGACGGGGTGACGTGATTGCCCTGGGCCTTGGCCAGGCCGTCGATCAGGCTGTCGGGGTCTGCCAGGTCCAGGGTGCCGGTGGCGATCCCGCTGGCCTTGAAGATGCCCTTGACGGTGTTCGTGGTGCCTGCACCGTCCCACAGGGCACTGTCGAGGGCATTGGCCACGTCGGTGACCAGGCGGGTCCGCAGCACGGCCTCCAGGCCGACCACGCTGGTGCGGATCAGCTCATTGGACAGGCGGACCAGAACCTTGAGGCCCTTCAGGGTCGACGGCAGCAGGGTCACCTCGTCGAAACCGACATCGCCGTCGGTGATCTGGGCGCCCTCGGCGACGAATCCGGCGCTGACACCGCTGGTGATGCGGGGAACGCGCACGGGGCTGCTGGAGTCGAGGACGACGGGGCCGGCGGCCAGGAACGTGCTGGCCTGTTCCAGTGGCTGCACGAGCAGGCTGGCGACCTGGGACTGAATGAGAGTGGAGTTGTCTCCGGTGACTTCGATGGTCATGGGTTGTCCTAACGGTTTGCGATGGGATTCGGAATACCCGTGCCGCCAGGACAGTGAAGGGGTCGCACACCAGGCGCGACCCCTTCATCATATACCCCCCGGGGGTTAGGTTCGTTCCTTGAGCATCCCCAGCAGGGAGAAGTCGCCGCCACCGTTGCCGTGCTGGCCCTGACCGATGTCGCCCACCGGTCGCCGTGACGCCAGATGCGGCTTGGCGGTAAGCAGCTCGTCGACCGCACCAGCCAATTTGTCGGGGTCGGCAAGATGGTCCTCGTCGAACTCGAGGTCGCTGGGATCGGCGAGGCGGCCGGTGGCCCTCACCAGTTCGGTGTGCAGGCGGTGGGCCAGATCGTCGGCCCGCTGGGCGCGCTGGCGGTACTTGCCGTTCTCCTGGCGCAGTTTCTCGACGACCTCGCGGGGGAAGGTGTCGTCCTCGGTTTCGTCACCTGACGTTTCCGGGGCCTCGGTGTCGACCTGTTCGACAGCCTCGTCGGGTTCGGTGGTGATGTCGTTATCCATTGCGGTGCAACCTTTCTGTGAACTTCGTTTCCTTGATGTGTTCGGCCAGCACGATGCGCTGAGAACAGTTGCAGCCCTTGTGTGTGGGCATCGGGTGATCGGCGGGCCAGATGCGGCCGTCCCTGGCCCACCACGTACAGAGCTGGCAGGGATCGTCGTCGAACTCGCGGACCCATCCCTGAACTAACACCTGTTTGGTCATTGCCTCGGTTGTTGCCCGCTGACCGGCCTCCAGGGGTTCGGAGTGCCCGACCCGGCCGGTCTGCATCCGGCCCTCGTCGGCGTCGATCTCGCGGTGCCGGAACCGCCCGAAGATCGTGCCCACCGCTCGGCGTAATCGGGGGAAGTGATCTCGCGGAGTGATGCCGGTGGTCGGGGTCGGTTGACGGGTGGCCTCCTCGATCTGCCGCGACAACCAACGGTCGGCCAGCCCGACCGCCCGTGCGATCCCGACGTTCACCGCCTGGGCGATCAGGTCGGCGGCCACGTCCTCGACGAGGTCGCCATCGGTGTGCGCCACCCATAACCAGGTCGCCCGGTCACGGGTCGCGTTCGCCAGCTGCATCGTGGCGGCCTGGTATTCGCCGATCAGGGTCATGCTGGCCTGCCAAGGTCGAGGCCAGCGGTGTCGAGGGCTTCGGCGCGGCGGGCGACCCTGATCTCGGCGATCTCGTCGGCGGTGTATCCGAGCTTCGCCAGCGCCGTGGACACCGGCAGCAGACCAGCCTGGTGCAGCTTCACTACGGCGTCGGCCTCCTGGGCGACGGATCGGGTTGCGGCATCAGCCCACTGGACCCGCACGTCGTCGATCAACTGCGGATCACGACCATCCCGGACGGCGATCATCAGCTTGCCCACCTGCTCCCAGGACCGGCCGAACGTGGCCTGTCGTGCCTCAGCGCGGGCCGTCAGTGATGCCTCGGCGGCACGGAGCGCGTCGGCGGATGCCGGGTTATCGGTGAACACCCCGACGTAATGCGCGGGAAGCGTTGATACAGCCATGATCTGACCGAGGATCACCCGCACGCTGGCCTCGTAGCCCACCAGGTCCGCCGAGGCGAGCTGTCCGAACTTGGCGTCGGGGCTCTCGCTGATCATCGCCCGCGCAGATTCCGGCACCGGGTTAACCGCCACCGTCTCCCCGGTGTCGTTGCCCTCGTCATCAAGCACCGGTTCCTCGGTCAGTTCGATGCCGGTGGCCCACCGTCGTGGTCGGCCGACGTACTCGGAAGTGACCATCATGTCGGCGAGACTCTTGTTCAGCGCGTCCACCAGTGGCATCAGGTCGTCGATCTCGGAGTGTCCGCGGCCGTCGAACTCGCTATGCCAGTGGCGGTCGAGGATGCGATCAGAGTTGTGCAGCCTGACGACGGGGACGATGCCAAGCGGGTTGGCGATCTCGTCGGCGATCTTGAAGCCCGACCCGACCGCACCGATCTGATTGGCGACCAGGCGGGTGATCCGATCCGGCTCATACATAACCGCCGTCGAGGTCTTGGCGATCCGATCCTCCCAGCGTTTCACCGCGGCGGTGATCTGCCGGGTGCCCGGATCGACTAGGACGGTGACTTGCTTGGCGCTCTCCACCGTCACCTTCGGCCGGCCGAGCTGATCGGCCCAGACGATCGCGTAGCTGTCGCCCAGCAGCAGGGCCTCCCGGTGCGCCACCGGGGCGAGTTGGTCGAGATCGTTACGCACCCAGTCCTCCCACAACTGCGCGTCAGAGAATCCGGTGATCCGCAGCCGTTCGGCCAGTGCGGTCACCGCCAGGCGCGGGACGTTCGATGCCATGCGGCCGAAGCGGGTACCCAAGGCCGTGCGGGCCTCCGGCGACAGGAATGCCAAGGGCTGCCTGCCCTCGTAGTAACGGTCCAGCTCGGCGTAGCGATGCGCTGAGGCATCGAGCTTCTGAAGTAGGTAGGTCAGTTGATCGGTCATGCTGCGAAACTCCTTGTCTTGGAACGCTTCTTACGGGTTGCACGCCAGGTGGCGCGACTGTGAGCCATCACCAAACAGGCGGCGAGGTCGATCTTGGCGGCGCTGCGCGAACGGGATGCTTTGGCCAGGCGCATCCCACGCGGGTCTTCGGAGATCACCGCGTTGGCGACGTGCTGGGCCAGGATCGGATTACCGGAGTGCGACAGCTTGCCGTTGACAGCCGCCGAGTACAGGTCCGTGGTCGCCGCGGTTAACCGACTCGGTGAGTGCGGGAACTCCACTACTGGAAGCCGTTCGGCCTCCAGGGCTTGCAGGGTGCGGGTCCAGCGGAACGGGTCCGCGATGATCTCGACGACCTGGTAGCGGCGGCAGGCATCCCGGATCGTCTGCTCCACCTCGGCCACCGGCACCCGGTAGGACTCATCGCCGTTGGGGCGCTCCCACACTCGCAACACATCAAAGTGCGGTTCGGTGGCGACGGTACCCAGCAGCAAGGCGGTCGTGTCATCGGAGAACGACCCGTCGAGGGCCAGGACCACCGCGGCGTCGTCGGCGATGGGCTCCCCGGTCGACAGGCCATCCCATACCCCGGCCGGCAGGAACTTGCCGGTGGTGTCGGTGACGAACTGGCACAACCGTGCCCGCCTAAACGTCGCCTCGCGGGTCTTCGGCGGCATCAGGGCGTGGAGGGCGTCACGGTGCAGGAAGTCGTCCAGGGCCGGGTTGGCGAGCTTCCAGCAGTGTTCGCAGTCGACCGGGTGATCCTCGAAGCCGGCCGCGGTGTGTTCCCGCCACACCAGCGACGTATCACCCGGATTGGTCAGGGCATAGCTGCGGAGATCGGCGAGCACGTTGTCATGTGGCATCGGGCCCGGGGTTCCGATGCCGACGAGCGTCGAGGTTTGACGCTTGCCCTGGGCCAGGGTCAGTACCTCGTAGGAGTCGCGGTTGACCACGCCGATCTCATCCAAGATCGCCAGCGAGTAGTCCAGGCCCTCTAGGCGCTTCGCCTCGGCGGGCAGGCAGTGGAACTGGGCATCGCGCTCCGGGATCACCAGGCGCTCCTTGAACACCTGACACCGGGAGGCCAGCTCGTCGTCCAGCTCCACGATCCGGCGGGCAATGTTGAACACGATGCCGGCCTGGCGCTCGTCGACCGCGACAACCACAACCGTGGCACCCTCGCCGCCCTCAAACAGCTCGTAGATCCCCCACGCCGCCATCAGCGTCGACTTGCCCTGACCACGCGGCAGCATCCATCCTGCGGTGCGCGGCCGGGGATCAGCGTCGAGCACCGACCCGACCAGCTCGATCTGCCAGGACCGCAACTTCATTGGAGATAACGCTCCGGTCCCCTTCGGCACCCTGACGAACGTCTCGCAGAACTTGGCGAAGCGGGCCGCACCCGTCGACCGTGGCCGCCAGGGCAACACGCTGGGATCAACCGCAGCCTTCGGCCCCGCCTTCATGGCATGCTCCAGGCGTGAAGCTGACGATCGTGCTTAACGACCAAACGACCGAACATCGGTGCGAGTGGTACGAGTTCCTTGAGGGCGGAGTGCTCGCGGTTCATAACGAAACTGGCAAGGTCGAGTTCTACGCCCCTGGAACTTGGACCCACGTAACCACAGAACAGCCTCCGGGCAAGCCGGCGTCCAACGAGGCAGCTTTCCTCTGACATCACCGGCTCCCCCCGGTGTGTAACGCGGATTGCGCCTTGGGCACGGGTGCCTCTTTGACCCCCCTCGGGGCATCCCCCCTGGTCAGAGCGTTGCCGCGTGCTGCGCCGGCAGCGCGGTTGCATGGCCCGCACAGCACGTCCACGTCCTGCAGTCGCACGGCCTTGCCTGCCGCCTTGCGCTGCCAGGCGCTCGGCTTGTGATCGCACTGCAGATCCTCGGTCGATCCACACCCCGAGCACCACGGCTGCAGTCGACGAGCACGGCGGCTCAACCGATCCCACGCCGCGTTGTAGCCGTATTCGCGGGGTGACTTCGGCGGGTGCTTCGGGCGGTGCTCATCGCAGTGGCTGCGCGGTGACGGCTCACCGCACCGGAGGCAGGGGCGCAGGGTCATCCGACATCACCGGCCTCGGCCTGTAGCGCGACATTGCGGAGGATTGCCAGGATCTCGTCGGGTTCGCCTGGGACTGAGCGCAAAAGGCTGTCGAGCATGGCGAGCAGGCCGAGCAGCAACGGCACGCCGTCGCCGCGGTGCATCTCCATGACTGCCCGGACGGTGTTCATGTCGCTGTGGTGGTAGGCCGCCGTGGCGGTGATGGCGGCGTGGCAGCCGTCGATGTCGCGCTGGCGCTGGGCTTCGGGGGTCATCACGTCACCACCACTTCCGGTCGGTGGTCCAGGTGGTGCCCGGTTCCGGGTCGTCGTCGGTGTCGACGCGCCCCCAGGCCAGCCACTTGCCCTCCAGGCTGTTGTAGCGGTACTCCACGCGGTCGTGGATGAAGCTGTCGAGACGACTGGCCTCGTTTAGGACTCGCAGGATGCCACCAGGGTCGGGCTCGGGGCGGTGCCGCTTGAGCTCTTTCCGCGCCCGGTTGAGGGCGGCCAGGTCGTCGTGGTCGAAGCCAAGGATCATGGGCTTGTCCTCGTCGGGGCCGGTGACGGTGACGTACACCAGGCCCTCATGCGGGCTGGCCTGGTAGGCGAGGACGGTGCCGTCTACAAGGTCGATCTCGTTGTCGGTCATGCGGGGTTTCCTTTCTCGGTGGTGGTGCGCCAGGTGCGCATTGCGTTGACGGTGCGTTGCTTCTGCCATGCCAGGCGTTTTCGGGCGTCCTCGACGGTTTCCGGCGGCGGGTCGAGTTCGGCGATCGCGTTCACGTCGGCAGTGGGTGCGGCTTCGTCCTCATTGCGCTCACCATCAGCGGGCGGATAGATGGCCCACTCCAGCACGCCATCGGTGAAGGCAAGCAGCTTGAACGTGCCCGCGACCGGTTCCCGGTCACCGACCGGGCAGTGTGCCCGCAGGCCGCCGTGGCGGTCCTTGTTGATCAGCAGGGTGGCGGCTCCACCGTGTCCCGGCGTGAAGGGCTGCTTGATCTTGACCCGCAGCGAAACCCCACCGATAGCGCGCCGCTTCGCGGCGGTGCCGCCGGGGCCGGCCGCTCGGGAGTCGGCGCTCTTGGCGAGGTGGTCGTTCGCCAGGACGGCCGCACCGGCCTTGGCGAGCGGCTTGAGGACGTTGGTGTGAGCCAAGGTGAAGTCGTCGCTGGAGTTGCTGCTGGCCCCGTACATCGGCAGCAGTTCGCCCACCGAGTCGACCAAGGCGACGGCTGGCCGCCACTGCATGGAGTCGTCGATGACCCGGCGTAGCTCGGCGCGATCTTCGGGTTCGGTGTACCGGAACCGGTCGAGGTCGCGCAGGGCGTGGGCCGGTGCGCCGAGGTCGAGCAGTCGCCGAACGGTGGCCGGTGCGCCGTTGTGGTCGAGGTCGATGATCAGCGCCTTGCGGCCGGCCTTGAGCGCCTCAGTGACACACGCCAGGCACAGCCATGACTTGCCCACTTCGGGGTCGCCAAAGATCCAATTGACCTGACCGGCATAGAACAGGGCGTGTCCATCGGTTCGGCGGCCTAGTTGCGGTTCCGGCGGTTCGGGAACCGTGCCGTCGAGCAAGGCGGATATGTCCACGTAGATGGGGGTTTCGTCTGCGGTTCCCGGTTCCCGCATAGTGGGTAGGGAACCGGGAACCGTGCCGTTGTGTTCGGTTCCCAGACGGTTCCCGGAACCGGGAACCGCAACGGTTCCCGGTTCCCTACATGGGTTCCCGGAACCGGGAACCGCATGAAGTTCAGTCATGCGACCACCGCCCAACGCTCGGCGATCTCGATCGCAAGGCGCTGCTCATCGCCGCCGTGCTGCCACATCAGGCGCATGGCCGGCAGGTCGGGTGCGGGTGTCAAGCCTTGACTCAGCAGATGTTCCGCGGCTTCCAGATACCCGGCGCTCGGCGGGTCGTACCGCCAGGGGTCGGCGTACCCGCTCGGCTGAATCGCCAGGCGTTGCGCTGCGGCTCGTCGTACCTTGGTCTGCCGAAGGGTTGCGGTACCGTGGCAGTAGTCCCCAGCCAAGGACATGGAAGCCGTCTCGGTGTCACCGCCGGGGCGGCTTTCTCGTTCGTGGGTCATGCGGTCACCGCCTCGCCGTCAGTGCGCTGGCGGCGGTTCTGGTGAAGGTGGGCGCGCACGTCCTCGCGCAGATAACGGACCCTTCCGCTGGTCACCTTCACGAACGGCACGCCACGGCCCAGGTATCGGTCTTGCGCCAAGGCTGCCTCGGTGGTCTGCAGGTACTCCCCCAACTGTTTCGCGGTCATTACTTCGGGTAGTTCGTCAAGCGTCATGGCGACTCCGTCCTCAGATCATCTGTCGTGATGACTTGAGAATGACACCGACGTAATTCACTTGTCAAGCCATCTCGTGAGATACGCTGAGAACGTGACAGGTTCCCTCCCCATCGCCACCGTGATTGGCCTCAACGCTCATCGCATCCGAACCGATTGCGGCGCAACGCTTGTCGAGGTTGCGGCGCTGGCCAATCGGGATGGTGCACGGTGGAATTCGTCGATGGTCTCGCGGATTGAACGCGGCCGGTTTGACGCGACGATTCCCACCGTCCTGCTTATCGCCGACGCACTCGACGTGATTTCTCGTCGCGCTGGACGCCCCCCGGTGCGGATCACTGACCTACTGGCGTCCGATGCACCCATGCAAGTGGCGACGAACGACGCTGAGGCTTATCGGGTGGAGGTCACGGTGGAGGCTGCGGACCTGATCCGGTTCCTCGGAGGCCAAACGGAGGCCGTCGAAGCCCTCGTGTTCAGCGGAGCCCTCGACCAAAGCCGGATCGCTGGCACCGACCACGAACAGCGGCTCGCGAAGTCACTGGGCATACCCGTGCGTGTCCTGCAGCATCTCGCTGGGCAGTTGTGGGGCCAGACCTTCGGTGAGGAGCGCGATGCCCGTGCCGGGGAGGATGCCAACGCGCAGAAACGCGGCCGGGTCACCCGCGAACTCAAGCAGGAGATCGTCGAGGCATACGAGGGCCAGCATGGCAACCATCAGTAAGTACCAAACCAAGGGCGGCACCACGCTTTACCGGGTCCGATACCGGACGCCAGACAAGGGCCAGACCGATAAGCGCGGCTTCACGACGAAGCGCGACGCGCAGGTGTTCGCCGAGCAGATCGAAGTTGATAAACGCCGCGGGGCCTATGTGGCACCGTCTGACGGCCGGGTGAAGTTCGGCGATCTGGCCCGTGAGTGGCTGGCCGCCAAGCACAACCTCAAGCCGTCGACCCGTGCCCGCTACGAGATCACGCTGACGATCGCGCTCGCCCGCTTCCACCATGTAGCCATCGGGGATATCAGCCGGCCGATGGTACGGACGCTGGTGGCTGATCTGGTGGCCGATGGTGCGGCGTCGTCGTCGGTACACAAGGCCGTGGGGTTGTTACGCCAGGTTCTCAAGGCGGCGGTGGCCGACAACCTGCTGGCGGTGAACGTCGTCGATGGCGTCGAACTGCCCGTCGTCAAGACGACCGAACAGCGTTACCTCAGTGCCGCCGAGCTGCACCGTGCGGCGCTGGCGGCCGGCGGGTACAAGGCGCTGGTGTACGTCCTGGGTAGCACCGGGTTGCGGTTCGGCGAGGCTGCCGAGCTTCGGTGGCGTGATGTGGATGTGGACGGGCTACGGCTGCGCGTCTGTCGGTCGGTGACCTTCGTGGGCGGTAAGGCGGTCGTCGGCACGCCGAAGAACGGCAGGGAGCGCACAGTGGCTCTACCGGCTAGCGTGGCACGGCTGCTGACTCCGGGTGCCGCCGATGATCTGGTGTTCCCTGACTCGGCCGGCGGATGGATGCGGGCCAGCAATGTGCGGCGTCGGTGGTGGGCTAGGGCGCTGGCCGATGCCGGCCTACCGACTGACTTCAAGCTCCACGAGCTTCGGCACACGGCGGCCTCGCTGGCGATCCGGGCCGGGGCCAATATCAAGTCGCTTCAGAACATGCTCGGGCACGCCTCGGCGGGCCTGACTTTGGATCGCTACGGCCACCTGTATGAGTCCGATATTGACTCGGTAGGTCACGCCATTGATGAAGCGTTATCTGTAACTTGTGGGCACGGTGTGGGCACGGAGCCTGCCACCGGCCGCCGATTGCGCGCCGTTAATACCGCTGACCTGCATTAA